AACGCCTGTAAAACCTTTTCTATCATGCCAACTATCTGTTCCACTAGGAGAACGCATATATTCTACCGAAACACCTATAAAATCCTTTGCATCAAGCCATTTATGTTTAACTTTATGATGAATATGGTGTAAATACCAGTATCTATGCTTGGTTTTTGACCATTCCTCTGGTTTTTCTTGTGCCATTAATAATGGTAGCTTATCCATTTTAGCTCCATCACCATGCTCTAATCCTATAAGGTTTTTTCCGTACATATAATACTTTCTATGCGAAACACCGCAATCAACTGATACATTTTTATCGTTTCTAAACCAACTCTTTAAAGCGTGTGCTAAATGAAATCCACTTTGGTAGTCGTGATTACTCATGCTATGAACACAATCTACAGGGGCTATTTCTCTTAACATTTCAACACAAGAAACATAAACTTTAAGGGCAATTTCATAATGCTCCCACCATTTACCATCTGTGTCTTGATAAGTTCCTTTAGTTGTACTTCCATAAACATTGTCAATATGTAAAACATCATTCCCTATGCAAAAAAGAACTCTATCTATATCAAAACCCTTAGATTTATCAATAAGCCCTCTAACACCCTCTAAAACCCTCTCAACAGCAATATCTGTGTTGTATTTAGAGCCAGTTTCAAGCTCATTAGCATATTTTCCTATATGAATGTCTGCTGGGTTTATTACTAAAAGATGGTCTCCCTTTTTGTATGTCTTTTTAGGATAAACAGGAGCATGTTCTTCAATTAATTTGATTACATTATCAAAAACAAGGCTCTCATCAACTGGGTTTTTCTTTGTTATTACTGAAAAACGCAATTCTCCAGAGAAATTCTGCCAATGCTTAACGGAAACAACATCTTTTTTGTCTATCCCTCTTTCTTTTAAATGATTATCTAATGCTGAGTTATGTGAAAGGTTGTAGTTGAGGTCTTTTAGCTCTCCAGCTCTGTGTTGGTATATCAGATTGACCTCATCATCTGACAGTCTTAATCTTTTTCCCAAAATATTTTATTTATTAGTTAGTATATGCAATATAACGAAAAAAATATTAAAAAACAAGTATTTTTGTGATTATTTTTTAATTTTCTCCATTGAACGACCCCCAAAATAAGCACCTACTACTGTAATAAGAACAATTTGAAGCAGGTTAGTCCACTTTTCTTCTACTACAAAATCTATAGTTCCAGCATCTATAAAAATCAACAAAACAGTGCTTACAATTAAAAAAGCAAGAGTCATAGGTCTTATATTTTTAGCTAACCAAGAATCAGAGTTCATATCTGCTTCCCAACGAGCAGTTATTGTTTTCTCCATCTCAACTTCATAGTTTGAAATCAACTCTTTTACCTTTAATTCTGCCTCTAACTTCTCTTCTTTGCTTGTATGAAGCTCATCTATAACCCCACCAACACCTTTAACAAGTTCTGTAGCTCCGCTTGAAAATATTTTACCTAATATACTCATGAATTTTTTCTTATGTGTTCTAAAATTATATCTAATTTCTTTTTCATCTCCTCTATATTGTCTGCTGCTCTTTCATGGTGACGAGAAAACTGGTTTTTCACCTCATACAGCGAGAAAACCAGAAAACGATACAAAGCGTATAATGCCCCTAGTAATAAAACTAATGGCAGTCCGTACCCTTCTATTAATTGTAGTATTTCAGACATTTTTAATCAGTTTGCCAAGGGTCAATTATAGTTTGTCCACTTAATGATGGTTGGTACATATCAATATATCCAGTTGAAGGAATAATAGGAGCTCCAGTGTAATTTAAAATAACTAATATCTCTCTTGGATACTCAGCACCAACACCGCTTAATTTAACACCTGTTCCATTAGAATCTTGCAATGCAACTCCTGTTGACTGTTCTCCTGAAGAAAACTCTAAATAAGCTTTTGTTTCAAAAACCTTATCATAACCTAGTAAAAAAAAGTAAGTCTCAGGGTCATCTGCATCACAATCGTCAGCAAAAGACTCAACAATAGCATAGATACCGCAGGATTCTGTTAACTCCCTTAATCTTGCGTTTATCTCCTCTGTAATCTTAGGTATATAAAATTCTAAATCTATAGTAACTAAAGTAGAACCATTCTCCCTTGTAGCATTTGCAGTAAATCCAGCTGTACCTCTATCAAACTGAAACTCATACCAACCACCCCCTATTTTAGCATTGTTGTAAAGTGGTGAATGGAAAGAGGTTATTTCCCCTCCAGCAGCATAAGTAACTTCAGACGCAGGAATAGAACCTATCTCTGACAACCAAATTCTTTTTATACCCCCTCGCCTGTTTCTATCACAGCATATTATTTGATGTCCTTGGGTTAAAGCCATTACTTTTTCTTTTTAAATATATTAAAAAAAGATTTCTCTTTTTTATGAACACAAACAGGGCATATTGAATCAGGAATATTAACTCTCACAGTATCAACTATTTCACAAACTTCAATTTTATAATCATAAATAATACTATCCCTATTTATTAATTTTAAACTTCTTAAATTATCTAAACTATCTTTATAATGCTTACGCAATTTAACAACATTTAGTAATTTTTTGTTTAGTTTTCTTTGAGCTTCCTCTGTGTTTTTTTTCTTTATATTTAGATTGTTTATAGTTTCATCTGCCAGTATTATTAAGCTATCTAAATTACTACTAACTCTTTTCTCCTCTTGCTCCACAGGTTTTTCCAAGCCAGAACAAGAAAACAAGATAAGTAATAATATATAGCATAATTTATTCATTGATGTTTTTTAAAGTCTCTATAAACTTATCATTTAATTTTTTATAATCATCCCTCAATATAACAACTTCTTCTTGTAATGCTTCAATTTGATTTGTTAGTGTTGTTTTATTATCAACATATAAATATCCTATTGCTATTAAAGATAATAACAAAACTCCTGATATAGGATTGCTTGCAAAATCTTTAAAATTTACTATTGACTTCAATCTAAAAACATTTTTATTATTAAACCAATAGTAGCCGCATATATAACCCAAAGAGCTTTAACCATAACTTTTCTTGTTGAGGTGTTTTTATTTACTCTGGCAACCACACCATCATCAGGGTCTAAAAGCTTCTCTGTAAGCATATCAAGCTTCGCATCCATTTTGTCTAACTTCTCATCCATTGAATCAATTCTTTGTTCCATTAAGGCCATTTCTTTTACTATGTCTTTATTTGTTGCCATTTTATTAGCACAAACCAACCCCCTTTTAAAAAGGGGATTGATAAGTGTTTTATTATTTATTATTTACTACAAGTGTCTTTTTCACAAACATTGCTTTTGCAACATCTTGAATCTAAAAGCTGATATAAAACTACAAGGGCTATAATACCAACAACACCATTACTACCAAGAGCAGATATTACATCCATTACATTTCCAATTACAGACATACCCATAACTGGACTTCCAAATAAAACTTCTGCCATAACACCAAAAGACATCATAGCTAAAAATAAGTTTGTCATCATTGCTACAAACCCTGTTACCATTTTAAATACTTTTTCCATTTTTTTTAATTTTTTTTTGTTATTAATTATTTTAAACTTCTAGTACCGCTTCATTCTTATATCTTGTCCTTCCATAACTATCCCTATAAGCTATAGTTAATTTTTTTCTGTTTTTTCTATGTGAAACCCAGCTCACATGAATCCAATTAGGATTCTCATTATCTCCAAACTCCCATATTAATTGGTCAAAATCTAAATTTTTTCTTATATAATGATACATCTCTGCATTAGTTTTATATCCATAAGTGTCATCTAAATCCATAGCTTGACCCTTCATGTGCTGAGAATATTTACTACCTCCGATAGCTGTATTTACAGGTTCTCCTCTAAAAAAGCTATTTATTTTAATTGCACCTCCAACCCATTCTCTAAGAGGTTCAAATAAATGATTAGCTATTTCGTGCATGCACTTTTGTTGCTCTGCATTAGGAGTGTTATCCAAACCTCTTCTTAAAGCTGTTGCACTATAAACTCCCTCCTTGTAGCTAACATGAGGACTTATCCTTTTCATTATATAGTTGCTGCAAATACCTCTATGTCACATGCTGCTACTGTTGCTTCCGCAGACATTGTGAACGCAGTTCCATAAGATAAAGCTCCTGTTGATATGTCTGCATTGTCAGCGTCAAACTGTGCTCCTCCTAAGATAAAAGAGTTTCCAGCTTTAACTTTCACAACCATTGCATCACCATCATCACTAAGCATTTTTAAATTAATAGGGTTAGTATCATCTAAATTTGTTACTCTAATGTATTGTACATTCGCTTTTGCTAACTCCCCTTGTCCTGTGCTACCAAGCTGAAGTATATTAGTAAAAGCTCCAGTAGGAATCTCTACGACTCTACTGTAAACCTCATCAATACTAGCTACAGTTAAAGTGTTAGTATTACCGTAAGTCTGTCCATTAAGAGTAACGCTATCTGTTATTGTTACCGTTAAATTTGCGTCTATTACTGTTGTTGCCATTTATTGTTGTTATTTAATTATTATTTATTATTTTATTTTTTTATTTTTCAGTATTGTCCAATTTATTTTTCTAAATATATTTGGCTGTTAAAAACAAAGCTAACACTTTCATCCTCTGTATATGCACTAATCAATAACACCTCTCCTACACTTAAAGCTGACTCCCAGCCCTCACAAATAGTAAATTCTGATACATTCCAACATACAGGAGTGGTATTTCCTGTCAATGTTATACTAGTAGATGCTAATTCACATACATTTAAAGTTGCAGGGTATTCCTCAGTAGGAACAGGACAACCTAAATTTACCCTTAATAATCTGAGAGTAAAAGTACCTGAAGCTCCCCACGCATAACCCATAAACCCTTTCACTCCAAAGCCACTTACAGGTGAAATCCAATGAGAACAATTAACCATGTTCTTAGGAGTTATAGTTGTAATCGGTGCAGTACCTATATTTGTGGTAAACTTATGTTCGTTATTATACTGTCCGTTTCCTGAGCCATATTCATTACCTGATGTTATACTACCATACCCTTCTATGTTTTGTGACATACACATTTTAGTGCTATTTATGGTTAAAGTAGAACCTGTAGCAGAAGTATCTATTCCTGTTCCTCCCAAAATACTAAAAGTTGCATTTCCTGTTAGTTGATTTATAGTTCCTGAATCTGAAACTAAAGACACACCTGTTATATCACCAGCCCCCCCTGCACTTACTGTTTGCCAAGAACAAGTGCCATCTCCATCTTCTCTCAAAAACTTAGTTCCTCCTGTCTCTCCTGTTGATTTAATCTCAGTTCCTTCTGGCATACCTCTCCAGGAAATATCCCCAGTGCTATCTGTAGATAAAAGTTCATCTGTTAGTTTTGTTTGAACAGTAGATATAGTAAAACCAGTGCCCACATTAAAAGGGTCTGTTGAGCTTGTTGTTCCAGTTATAGTAACAACTCCTGCGTCATCATCAGTAGCTGTAAAGTCAGCATGTGCGTTTAAAGTAGCTTGTAACGCATCTCCAACCTGAGCTGCTGTTGAACCAGAACCTGAAGCGGTAACATCAATCTCTAATACCATATCATATCCTGTTGGTAATGACATAGCATCACCCCCTGTTATATTAAAATACACAGCATATTTGACAACATCATTGCTGTTATATAAACAAAAATACCTGTGATGAAGATTCCCTCCAACATCTGCTACACATGTAACCGTTGTAGAGCTAGTGTAGTTTGCTCTTTTCCAGTCCAAACCTCCTGTTGTGTTTTTAGTCATAACACTTCTATTACTAGCAGGTTCAAACCCTTTAGGTGAATGAATTTGGTCGTCTGTTAAATTATTGTGATGTTTCATATTTAATAAGTTATTATCCCATGTCTTTTACTAACACTACCTCCTTTTTTACCACTCCCACAATTTGCACATCCATGCCATTCAGGATATAAAGTATGGTTGTCATCCAAATACTTCTCCATTTTCTTTTTAAATGTTTCAGCTTTTTTGTATGTTTCTTGTCTTAGGTAATTTAGTTTCTTTTCACTAACAGGGCTTGTAAAGTCTGCAAGATTATCTACAACACCCTGCGAGGTTGTGTTATATGTTATATCTGGCAATATTTCAAATTTAACGCAAAATGCCAAGTAATCTTTTATGTAAGGAAGCAAAGCAACATAACCACCACCAGAAACAGCATTGTATAAATCCTCTCCTAAAAAAGGCTTAACATGATTAAGCTCTGCAATTTCAATAAAAGTATCTTTTACTAAATGCGTATCAAAATTTGCATTTGTCATTGCTCTTGATATTACTTCTGTATTAGTTATTAACGCCATCTTCTTCTTTTTTATCGGTTGATTCTGTTGACACTCCCTCTCTACTTACCTCTTGTTTTGCAGAAGATTTTTCTTCTTTTAATTTCTCTAATTGTTCTTCACTTAATTCAGGTAAGTGAAATATTTTTCTACCTTCTTCTATAGAAATATAATCTGTTGGATTTATCGCCCCTAACAAACTAACAGGAGGCTTTGAATAAAAATGTAAATCACTAACATCATATCCTCTTTCTAATTTTAATATTTTTTTAACTATATTTAAGAACATCTGTTGAGGTTCTTTAATAACTGTACTCATTGCTATATCATAAGCAGTAAGTATTTGTTGATTGTTTCCTAATTGTCCTGCAACCTGTATTCCAGATAAAGCTGGATTCCACCTGTGTGCAGAAATTATATTATCATTTGTAATTTTTTGTAGCTCCATAAAAGAACCATCACTTTCATCATTAATAATATTAACATTTGTTGCATCACCATCACCATTTTTAGCAATGAACAATATTTTTGAATTATCGCCAGCACCAGTTAATTTATCTACAGCATCATCTATAAAGTCTTGTGCCTCATCTTCACCCATATCTGCATTTAACTCTATAATTGCACTTGGCATAAACCCATTTTTAAAACGAGTTAGATTATAAACACCTATCTGATTTGCTATACGAATATGGTCTAAAGCCGCAACATAATCTGGCATGCCATAATAATAATATGTACTTTCGTAATCAGAAAAATGAATCATAGTTCTATAAACAGAACCATTATCCTCTTTTTTAAAATTAGGATAAATAGGAACTTTCCTCATGAGGTCTGGCAATTTTCTTGCGTTCTCCCAGTCTGGGTGTAAAAGAATATGCCCTCCTTTTTTGTGAATACGAGCAGTAGTTCCGTCTTGATGAAAGAAATTCAAATAACCTTGACCTACAACAACCTCCATGTATCCATTACCAAGCTTCCAAAAATCTGCTAAAACCTTTCTTGATACACTATCCATTGACTCTCCAAAAGAATTAACATCTTCTAAATATTCTGCTAAACTTTCGTCATTAGTTCTTAATCCCTCACCAATACTAAAAGTTGTTTTTGTGCTTAAAATTGCCCTATGTGTAGAGGCACTTCTTGAAAGTTCAGATAACTCTTGTGGGAATAGATTATTATTACCAAAAGGAATCCACTCATCTCTTATTGTAGTTAATGAATTTGGTTCTTTTGGCGGTTCAGCAGAAACATCCTTTGAGAAAGAATAACCTAGAATCTTAGGACTCGCCTTCTTCTGATAAGTCTGACTCTGTATTGACTGCTTCTTCTTCGGTTGGACTTTCTTCTGTTGGCTCATCTACTTTAATTTTTTTCTTTTTAGATTTTTTAACTGGTTTTGGTTTAGGAGTTTCAACAACCTCCTCTCCCTCAATTATAACATAAGGTTTTCCTATTGAGTGTAATTTACTTAAAACTTTTTGGCTATAGTTACCTGTAGCCGTAACAGTAAAAGTATTTCTACCACTCAAAGTCACCTTATCACTATCATGAGAAGCAAACCAACTTACATCTAATTTATAATTTGACATAATTAAAATTTTTTACAAATATAATAAAAAAGGATTGAGTGTCAACCCCTTTTTATTATAATTTGTTGTTAACAAGTGTAGATAGACTATATTTCAGCCGTTATCCACATTAATGTTGTACCTACAGTTGGTTGATACATGTCTATACTACCTACAGTACCTGAACCAGGAGCACCAGCAGTATTTTTAACTGCTACAGTAGCTTCTCTTGGGTATTCAGCATGAACTCCAGCTAATTTAACAGCCGTACCATTTGCGTCCTGAAGTGCAACACCTGTAGTTTGCTCTCCTGAAGCAAATTCTAAATATGCCTTATCTTCAAATACTTTGTCGTATCCTAAGATGAAGAAATAAGTTTCTGGGTCATCTGCATCACAGTCATCAGCGAAAGATTCAACTAATGCGAAAACACCACAAGACTCAGTTAATTCTCTAAGTCTAGCGTTAATTTCTTCTGTAATTTTTGGAACATAAAACTCTAGTTCTACATTTACTAATGTTGAGCCGTTCTCTCTAGTTGCATTTGCAGTGAAACCAGCAGTTCCTCTGTCAAATTCAAATTCAAACCAGCCATCATTATTAGCTACTGTTGTTCCAGAGTCAAATATGATAATTTCTCCAGATGCAGCATAAGTAACTGCATTAGTAGAAGTATCTAAATTATCTTGTTCCATTAACCAGATACGCTTAATTCCACCTCTTCGGTTTCTGTCGCAACATATAATTGCGTGTCCTTGTGTAATTGCCATTTTTTATATATTTTTATTGGTTAATAATTAGTCTTGAGTCATTGTTACAACCATTCCTGGCTCTTTTACAGCAACACCCATTGAGTATAACATTCTAAATCTGTTCTCTTTACAATCTCTGTTGTACCACATATCAACATCTTGTGCTTGGAAATCAGTTCCAACAGTAATGTTGTTTTCCATAGTCCAGATAGCACATTTAGTATCAGCTACAGCGTTAGGAGCAAGTCCATTTGCCATATTAGCTAAAGCAGCACCGTAAGTTGCAATATCAACATCCCATGAATTTACAACTACTAAAGGCACTCCATTGAATCTTAATGAACCAACTCCGTTTTGTAAATCAGCATAAGCAGCAGTGTGAGCACCATTAGAAGCTCTCAAGTCTTTTGCGTAAGCCTCAGCAAAAGCTCTTGAACAGTATATCATTTGGTTTTCAGCAGTTGCTAACTCAGTTGAACGAGCAGCTAACATGTCCTCTAAAGTAGTAATCATGTCAGTATTAAATACTGTTACCTGTGAAGCTGGTAAAGCAGAACCTACATGTCCATCTAAATATTTCCAAACTCCATTACAAAGTAATTGAGTTGATTCAGATGCACCATTATCAGTATCACCCCACCATAATATAGTAGAGAAATCTCTCTTAATCCCTTGCATGATAATTTCAGAAACGATTTCCATGAAGATAGTTCCAGTCATATCAGCTCTGTTAACTCCTTTTTTAAGTAGTGAAGATTTGATATGAGAGAATAAAGCGTGAGCTTGTTGTGCGTGCTCAACTTCTAATCTACATAATGTTAAAGTTATGTTTGAGTTAGTTGAACGAGTTCCGTCAGCAGAAAAACATACTGAAGTCATTGATTTCGTGATGTCTTTTACAGAAGTATATCTATCTAGTAAGATTGAAGCTCCAGAAACATCAGAAATAACATCCATCCCTTTCAGATGGTCATTTTCGTAAAACAATGGTGCTAAGAAATACTTTCTAGCATCCTCTTGTGACCATGTTAAACTTGTATTAATTACATTTGCCATTTTCTTTTATTTTTTTGTTAGTTTTTAAAATATACTTTGTTATCTGATGAAATTGCGTTAGCATAAACATCCCAAGGATTCTCAGATTTAGCCTCTGGAGTTGGGTTAGGGTCTTTACTAGGAATTACATCACTTGGAGTTCCCTCCTTTTTAGCTTCTTTTACTTTGTAGTTTTCAAGCTCCTCAGTTAAAGTTGCAATGTATCCATCCTTGTCAGCGATAGTGCCGTTTAATTCAACGATAGCTTTATTAGACTCTTCAATAGACTCTTCTAAAGCGTTCATTTTTTCAACAACCTCATCATTGTCAAGAATTTTCACTTCTTTCACCTCATCTTTTTTATTAAAAAGCTCAGAGATAAAAGTTTTCAAATTTTCAAATTCTTTTTCCATTTGATTTTCTTTTTTAATGTTATTAAATAAATTGTTTACAAGAGTTTTATTCTTGTAATCGTACTTGTTAATGTCAAATCTAGCTGCCATTAATAAAGGCTCTTCAATAGAATTTACAAACCCAGCATCAACAGCCTCAGCACTATTAAACCAAGTTTCCTCATCCATCCAAGCTCGGATTTGTTCTTCTGATTTTCCAGTTTTTGACATATATATAGAAATAAGCCTATCTCCCATTTTATCCATGAGGTCAGCAGCTTTGCGTAAGTCACCTGAATCTCCCACTTCTCCTCCCCATACATTATGTATCATATAAAGTGAGTTTTCACTCATAATTACCTCATCAGCAGCAAGTGCAATAACACTAGCCATTGAAGCAGCAATTCCCTCTATACGAGAAGTTACCTTTTGTGGCAATCTGTTTACAGCATCATAGATAGCCAAACCATCTATAACAGAGCCCCCTGGCGAATTTATCCTTAAAAGAACAGATGTATCATTAGGGATGTTTTTTATCTCTTCAATAAAAGACTTGGCATCAACCCCATACAAACCAATTTCATCATAAATCATCACCTCAGTAGTATTACTTTCGGCAACATTTTTAATATTATACCAATTCATACAACAATATAATTGATTTTTAAATAATTAGTTTGGAAATAAATGGAATAAAAAAAGAAATTATTGGAATTTTTAAAAAAATACTCAAAATAATTTGGTGGTTTAAAATATTTATTGTTATATTGTATTAAATTAACCAATTAAACAAGAAATTATGGGCAGAACAAAAGAGGTGTTTTTAGAACACCAACAAGAAAACGAAAACATTTACGAAACCTATTACAAAGAACTATATAAAGTTGGATACGCTATAGGTGCCACAAAAAAAGAATTTATTAACTCAAAAACAAAAAACAATGGAACAAGAAACAAAAAAAGAAACGCTTAGAAGATTATTTACAGAAAACGATTTAGTTAAAGAAGATGTATTCAAGCATGCTCATTATACCATCATCACTAGACAAGGTATAGATAAAATTATGGCCAAAAACAGCATTGAAATACAATATGAATTAGTACATCTTGCTGAAGACCATTCGCACTGCTTAATAAAAGCATTAGGTAAAATGGGTGATAAGATAATACAAACATTTGGAGAAGCTAGTCCAAAGAATAATAAAAACGCTTATACGGTTGCTATGGCCGAGAAGAGAGCTAAATCAAGAATTGTACTTATGCTTGCTGGTTTTTATGAGCATGGAATTTTCGGAGAAGAAGAGAGTGATGACTTTAAAAGATAAAGACTGGATAGATGAAATACTTGATGATGAGGAAGCTAGCGGATGGCAAGTAGGTATAATTGAAGGACTTATGCTTACCTCTTCATCAGGTCCATTGTACGAAAACATTAACTTAAACGAATTAACAAAACATGAAGCAAATGAAATCATCAGAGACCTTAGGGAAAATGACAATCCCAGAGACCCAAAGCATCAACTGGAAAAAATGTTTAAATCAGGCATGTTCAAAGAAGACCCTAGACTATAGAAATATTTCTAAAATTTTAAGAGAAATGGTTAAAAAGGATATTCCTGAAGCGGTAGAATATCCTCCAATAGAAGGTTTTATAATATTTTTATCAAAAATGCCGTCAAGGTTGTGGGCGGAAAAACCTGTACTTTATTATAGGTATGAAAAATGGGATGCTCTTGGGTTGCTTGGAGAAAGGATGCACAAAACAACACCTAGAACAAAATATATTGAATTGTGTTTTAGGGAGGTAGGAATAAAAATAACTGAAATATTAGATAATGAACACAAAGATTATTTCAAATACAAAAATAGTAAAGAGAGATTTTTAGCTGCACTTCATTATGTTGAGGAAAGGCTTACGGAGGGAAAAATGAGAGAAATATATAATAAATCAAAAAATTTAAGTGATGGCAAATTTTATTACGAATAAACCTATATCAACAACATTAAAAGAAGAGGCTTTAATAAGGGTTGTTGAAAAAGCCTGTAACTTGTCTATAATAGAGATAAGAAGCATGTCAAGAAGACAAGAGCTTGTTATAGCTAGAGCAATATTAGCTTGCATGTTAAGACATGAGGTTGGCTGTACTTACGAAAGAGCAGGAGAACTTGTAGGTAGAGACCACTCTTCAGTAATACATTATGAAAAACATTTTCAAACTAATATTAAATATTATAAAAAATATAGAGACGCATATAATATAATATCAAGCGAACATCAAGCCTCTTATTCAGATTTAAGTATAAAAATAATGAATAAACAGATATTTCAAATAGAAAAACAATTAGAAGATTTAAAAAGAAAACAATTATTATTAACTAAAAATCAGTAAACATGGAAAAATCAGAAAAAAAGTATGTTAACGGCCTTATTATCAAGGAAAGAACTTTTGATAATGGAGGAACTCAACTAAAGGCAAGCATAGCCGTAAAAGATTTAGTTGAACAATTAAAACAAGAAGATGACAATGGCTGGGTAAATATTGTTATCACAAGGAGAAAAGAACCAAGTGATAAGGGGGTTACTCATTACGCCTATATTGACCCTTGGAAACCAACTCCACAAACTAATACTAAGCCTAAAGCGGTAACGGTTGATGATGCAGATGATTTGCCGTTCTAAATAATAATATAGGTTGGGGGGGTTAGTAATTTAAATGGCGATATTGCCAAACATAACTCAGCGGTTATACTTTGTGAACAATTACAATTCCTCCCCTTCCTTTTTTAACTAAAACAAATGAAAGAAAAACCAAATTATTACGCTATAATACCTGCTGATGTAAGGTATTGCAAAAAACTAAAACCTATTGAGAGATTGATTTATGCAGAGATAACATGCTTGACTAATAATAAAGGTTATTGTTGGGCTACAAATGAATATTTTTCTAATTTATTTGAAATAAGCACTAGAAGTGTAAGTAGGCATATAAACAACCTTAAAGAGTTTCGTTTTATCTCAGTGTCAATAACTAGGGATAAATCATCTAAAGTGGAGAAAAGAACTATTAAAATTAAAAATGAAGGGATAGACAAAACTGTCGTACCCCCTAGACAAAACTGTCCACCCCCTATAGACAGAACTGTCCAATATAATAATACAAGTAATAATAATAAAAAAGAAAAAGATATATTGTTCAATGAGTTTTGGGATGCCTATGATAAAAAAGTAGGTAGGATGGCTTGTAAAAGTAAGTTTTTGAAATTAGATATTGATACTTGTAAAAAATGTGTTAAAGCAGCTTATAAGTATGCGGCATCTACTAAAGATATTAAGTTTAGAAAAAACCCTATAACTTGGTTAAATCAAGGTTGTTGGGATGATGAAATTAAAGAAATCAATCAACAAGGATTTACAGGAGGTAAATTTGAAAACTTTGTATTTTAATGGGATTTCATGAATACGGCATAATAATTAAGAGAGCATCAGGTCAAGTAAAAACCAAATGCCCTAAATGTTCACATGAAAGAAAAAAGAAAAATGAAACCTGTTTGTCTGTAAACATAGATGAGGGGGTTTGGAATTGTCATAATTGTGGTTGGAATGGTAGTTTAAAAAAACAAAACAGCTATATGGAAAACAAAACATATATAATACCAAAAGAAAAAGAGAGTATAAGTCAATATCCTGTTAATGTATTAGAATGGTTTGCTGATAGAGGAATATCAGAACAAACAATTAAAGAAAACAGAATTGTTATTGATATGGAATATATGCCTCAAATGAATAAAGAGGTTAATACAATACAATTTAATTACTATAGAGATAGCAAATTAATTAATATTAAATATAGAGACTCAAATAAAAACTTTAAGCTAGTTAAAGATGCTGAAAAAATATTATACGGATTAGACCATATACTTGGTAGAAAAAAAGTTGTTATTGTTGAGGGGGAAATGGATAAACTTGCTTTTTACGAGTCTGGTATTAAATATTGTGTTTCTGTTCCTAACGGAGCTAGTAATATGAAAATGGAATATTTAAAAGATTTTCCAGAAAATGTAGAGAAGGTTTATATAGCTGTAGATAATGATGAGGCAGGTCAAAAACTAGAAGATGAGCTTTCAAGAAGGATTGGTAGAGATATATGTTATAGAGTTACATATCCTGAAGGATGTAAAGATATTAATGATGTTTTAATTAATTATGATAAATCAGAGGTTTCCAAATGTTTAAATAAGGCACAACCATATCCATTAGAAGGGGTTTTAAGTGTAAATGATTTTGATATAGACATTGATAATTTATATGAAAATGGATTAAAAAAAGGCCTAACTGTTAATCATAATAATTTTGATAATCTTTTTAGTTTCGCAACATCTCAATTAACCGTAGTTACAGGTGTTCCTACTCATGGAAAAAGTAATTTTTTAGAACATATATGTATGAGGTTGTCTTGTCAACATGGATGGAAATTTGGTGTTTTTAGTCCTGAGCATTATCCTATGCAGTTACATTTTTCAGTATTAGCAGAAAAACTTATAGGAAAGTCTTTTAGAAAGATAACAAGATATAACAGAATGAGTAAATCAGAACTTCATTTAGCTAAAAATTTTATATCAAATCACTATCATTGGATTAGACCTGATGGAGATGTTTATACTATAGATTCCATATTAGATGCCGCAAAAGGATTAATAAGAAGGTATGGTATTAACGCTTTAATTTTAGACCCTTATAATAAAATAAACGCTGATATAGGGAATCAAAGCGAAACAAATTATATAAATAAGTTTCTAACTAAACTAACTATATTTAAACAAAAATATGACATACATATATTTTTAGTGGCACATCCTAGAAAGATGAGCAAAAGAGATGATGGTATGTATGATGTTCCTAGTTTATATGATGTTGCTGGTAGTGCTAATTTTTATAATCAGGTGGATAATGGGATGACTATTTACAGGGATTTTAAAAATCAAATAACCAGTGTTTATATTCAGAAAGTTAAGTTTAGACATATTGGAGAATTAGGAGAGGCTCAATTCAAATATAACCTTCAAAATGGTAGGTATAGTGAGATTGGAGAGCCTTTAGATGATGCTTCTTATATCATGGAAGAGCAAAAAAGTATGTTATAATGTGTTTTATTTAAAAAAAAAGTTGTTATATTGCAATATGTATAATACAATAAAGTCAGTTTTAAGGAGTCATATTAAAAATAATTTAAACACTTTTTGGCAGTGGGATATTAAAGATAAGAACTTTATTTGTGTTTTTAATAAGATTGATGATTCTTTGCCTATTTATACACCTCAGCAATTATTAGAAATTTTAGAAAAACAAAAGAAATGATTAAATTTTTAATATGGCTTTTTGGGAAAGATGAGAATAATAAACTACAAGAAAACATTCTGAAATATGAAAAAAAGCAAACTAAAAAATGAGCAAAAGAAACGCTAAAAACAAAATCAGAATTTCTTATCTTGATGAAATTAACAAAATAGATAAAAGACTGAAAAGAAAGAAAGTTAGAGAAAATGAAGATGAAAAATCTAAATTAATATCTAAAAGAGATGCGTTAAGAACTAAACTAAAATCAAAATGATAAGGAAAGAAGGAGAATCTTACAGGGATTATAAAAAAAGAAGAGACGCAGATGCGGAAAACAAAAAAAAAGAAAAAGAATCAAAAAGAAGCAGGTTCTGGCCTGGTGATTGGGGGAGTTATCAAAAAGATATACATGGAAGAATAGAAACTAGAATTAAAGAAATGGTGGAAAAATTTAAAAACAAAAAATAACATGGAATACACAACAGTTTGGCAACCAGTTACAATTATATTTATATCTTTTAGCATGGGAGCTTTCTTTGGTGCTTTATGGATGTTCTATAGTATGTATAAGTCTAATAAAAAAATAGAGGAAGAGCTAGATAGTAAAACAAGACTTTTAGATACTTATGAACAACAATGGAATTATGAGGATGATGGATACCAAGATTATTAATGGAGGGTAAACAAAAACCAATATACAGAGTTATAGTTAATTTTGAATATCAAAATAAAGGGCAAAGAACTCAAAAAAAATATGCAACTATAGATTCTTTTGCATACTCAACAGAGGAGGATGAAATAAAAGAACATTTAATGGGCAAAATGCTTAGGAAAATAAAAAAGAAAGAAAATCAGGTAATAATTAAAATTAAAGACATTGAAATCAAAGGACAACATGGATACACTTCACAAAGATTCTAAACACAGTAAATATTATTATGAGTATGACAGGAACATGCCTAACATGAGCTCAACTTGTGATATAAAAGATGATAGAGTTCCTGATTATTATAAAGGCAAAGAGGGGTATGAAGCTAGAAAAGTTTGCGATAATTTTGACCTACCTTATCATCTTGCTACCGCTACAACATATATATTACGAGCATATCATAAGCATGATTCTCCAGTTGAATGTTTAAAAAAAGCTATATCACATTTAGAGTTTGAGTTAGAAAAAATAAAAAGAGATGAAGGAAATAAGGAGAAATAGAGTATGCCCTAATTGTGACAAAAGATTTGTAGGGTGTAAATGTATTAGAACCTTAGCTAGTGATGGAAGTACAGTACATAAAACATGTAAAGACCAATATGAATATAAATTAAAAAACAATGAAAAAGAAGAAAAAAGTAAATCAAAAGGAAACTGTAGAAGTTATAGATAACAACGAAAAGTATAGGGTTTGTATAGATTTAAACGCTACTGGAAATGCTAGAGGAGGTAGATTTTTAGATGTAAAAGGACTTAAAGAAACTATAGAGGAGCTTGAGTTATCAGGAGTAGATAAAATGGTCGGATTAGTTTATGATGGCACAAACAAGCTTGAAATTTTAACTCAAAACATAAAAGAAAATTTAAGTCAAAGAAAAGAAAAAGAAAAAGGCAAGATAGACGAGGCTAGACTTGTTAACTAATGATAAGATACCCTAAAACTGCTATAGCAAAACCAAGAATGACTCAAGCTGATTCTTGGAAAAAAAGACCTGTTGTTTTAAGATACTGGGAGTACAAGGATGATATTAAAAACTGGGGTTTTCAAAACGACTTTAAACTAAAAGAGGAGGTATATGTTAAGTTTTATATACCAATGCCTAAATCTTGGAGTATAAAAAAGAAGGCACAAATGCTATATACACCTCATCAGCAAAGACCTGATGTAGATAATTTATTAAAAGGGTTAATGGATGCCTTTTTAGATGAAGATTCGCATGTGCACACTGTGTATGCTCAGAAGTTTTGGGATAACGAAGGTTCTATTGAGTTTTATGAGTTATCTGATATTAGTCTCTTTTAAAAACTTATATCTTTGTTTGTAGATTATGTTTCTACATTGTTTCTCTGATAAATTATGTTTTATAGAGATGTCTATTAAAGTGTTTCCAATATGACCTTTATTTTCAACTATATATTTGTCAAAATCTTTAAACATCATATAATTTCTTAATGTTTTTGGAGATATAATTCCACTTTCAGCTAAATGATAAACCATGTCTTTTACTGTGTAATCCTCTCCCCATCTTTTTGTAGCTTCTTCCTTTATTACATCTTGGAACTCGTTCACTATTCTCATGCTGTTCGCCATAATCAACTCTGATTGTCTCTGTATTTTTGTAATTCGGCAGTAAAGAATTGTAAAACAACTTTAACACATTTTCCGCAACTCATACTTGAGCCCACTCTTGGATATTTAAAACTAACATAGTCGTTGTAAGAATTGAAAAGCCTTTCTAAAATTTCTCTATTTTTTTTACCACTAGATTCTCTCGCTTCCCAAAAAAGCTTCAAATCATCATAAACCTCTTGCCTTTCAGCTTCAGAAATATAATTCCATTTTATCTTATCCGTCATATTACCAGAATTTTTTTGGACACTCTATATAAAACTCATCAATTTTGTTTTTTGTTCTTAAAAAACAACCACAATCCCCACACTTTTCAAATAGATTAAGTTTTAAGGGGTTTTTATACACCCCACAAGCATTACTTCTGCAAATTGATAGTCTATACTCATATTTGTCTTTAGAGGCTAATTTAACGCCTTTTCCAATTATTAATTGCCAGAATATTTTTTTTAAATCTTTAAACATATTACAATATACGAAAAATTATTTAAATACAGTTGACAATCCTTCTGTGATACTAACAGTTGATTGTGTAGTAGTTATGTCTGCCTCTGTAACATAAACCTGTTGTGCGTTTATAGAAGAGCTAATTAATCCTGCAATATCCTGTGCGTTCCAAGTGCCTTTTGCGTTATCTAGTGCGTTCCTAGTACCAGGAGTTATACCTCCCTTCTCAAATCTAACCCCTCCTCCTGCTGCGTTCATAGCTGAAAGTTGAGGTTTAAACATAGCTGTACTTCTTTTGTTAATAACTGCCTCTCCACCTTCCAGTTCTGCAACTCTTCCTCCTACAGCAAACTTAACCCCTCCTTGAGCATGACTAGGCCCTACTACCATACCTCCGTCTGCAAATTTTTGTTCTCCTCCAGGGATTATACCTCCTTTGGCACCAACAAATTTTTGAGATAATATTGTTGCTATTTGTGCTGCAATTAAAGCTGATGTTAATGGTGCGGCAGCAATAGCTCCAATACCAGTTTGTGCTGTCACTTTAGCTATAGCTTGAGCTCCGTTAATAAGAGCCATTGCTATATTATTAGCTTTTTCTAACTTAAATTGCTTTTTCTTAACTTCACGAACCTCATTATCCTTTTTTCTTTCTAAAGCAGCCATTTTGTCGTTATGAGCTTCTTGAGCAGCTTCTGTATCACCTCCAGCGGCTTCCATAATCTCTAACCTCCTTCTAAACTTATTGTCTTCATGCTGTTCTAACTCAGTAAAATCATTTTCAAGCTCTTGTATTCTTTGTGCTGCCATGTTAGCACTAATCTGCATAACCATTGCTGCCATCTGTTGATATGTTGATGAGATAGCTTGCAACCTCTCTTGATACTGGCCTCTTTTAAACTCAGTTAAATCTTCCTCTCTTTGTCTTTCTGCCAAATCAAACTGAGCTTGAGTTATTTGCCCAGCGTTTAATTGTGCTGTCATAAAAGCAACCTCATCTTCTTGTCTTTGTCTAAATATATTATATTGTGCTGTCTGATTCTTTCCTAGATGAGCTAAATCAGTATCCATATTTCTTAAATTCTGAGCTTGAGTTTCTGTCTCTACATCAGCAATCTTTTTGTCGTTTGCAATCTTTATCTTCAATCTTTCATTCTCATAGAAGTTTTTAATTTCTGTTAAAATTTGCTCGTTTGTTGCTGCTTTATTAGTTTCCTCTTGAAACATTTGTTCTATCCACTCATCTAGCTTTTCTCTATTTGCTTTCTTGTTGGTTATCATTTTAGTCCACTCAGCCTCATCTATATTTTTAAGGACTTCATACTTATTTCTATTTGCCTTAATATCAGCTATAATCTGCTTTCTACTTGCTTGTTGAGAAATTTGGGCAATAGATTTTATATTAGTCTCTATTAGTTTCTTTTCTTTCGCAAACTTCTCTAGTTTAAACTTTTCTGCTTCATTTGCTGCTCTAATCTCTCTTTCAAAAGAATCGTTAATTTGTTTTACTTGTAAATTCATCAACTCCTTTAACCTATCTTTTGTGTTGTTTAGTCTAAAACCTGAAAGAGCAGATTTTTTATATGATTCACCACTTTTTTCTAAAACCTTAGATAAATTAGTAACATACTTTCTATACTCTGAAATCATCACTCCTATCTTACCGAATTGACCTTTCATGTTATTGAAGTGCTGTTGGGCTCTTTGACTAGAACCCTGAAACATTCTATCTAAAGTTGCCTGATGTTTTTCAGCTAAAGCCTCTTGACCGTCTCTTTTCTCTTTTTGTATTTGGTCGTGGAACTCAAGCATTTGTCTTACAAACTCAAGTTCCTCTAGTTCTAACTGAGCATCTTCTTCCTGTATTTGCTGTTTTTTAAAATTATATTGTCTAAAGTCTTCTAGTTTGTTTAAATATATATCCCTTAGAGACATTCTAAATGATTCTTCTGCATTTACATCTAATCCTCTATCTGTAGCTCTTACATTAGCCTCTTCTTTTTGTTGAGTTTCTAAATCTGAAATATGTTGTTTATAATCTAT